CCCGTCAGCGTCCGGGACGGTGCCAGGTACTGCGAACGGCGCCCAGTCCTCGGCCGTGACTAGCCTTTTCGCGGAGCACCACCGGCGTCAGCCGTGGTCTCCTCACCCTTGGCGCGCGGGGACCACAGCAGCGTGCCGAGCGCATCGGCGTACTTCTTGCCGCGGGCCCAGTAGAAGACGGCGTAGTACGCGGTGCGGTCGATGGTGGCCGACGAGATGCCGGCGGCCTTCATCTCGTGGAAGGTCTCGCCGAGAGCCGGGTGGTCGCCGGGCTTGATCTCGTCGAGCACGTCCTGGATCTCTTTCGGGATCTCCACGCCGGGCACCATGCCGAGGTTCACCTCGCCGCGCACCGCGAGCGCGAGGACCCGCACAGCGTCGTCAACGCTCGGGGGGCGCACCACGAAGGTGCGCCCCTTGAACGTCAGCTCGAGGTCCGGCGCCGCCCACTCGGAGAAGTCGACAGCGCTCACGCTCAGGCTCCTCGGGTGTAGGTGAACGCGGCCGACACGCCGGCCGGTGTGGTGACGACCAGGTCGACCTCGCCGGCGTCGCCGACGGGCTGCTGGAAGACGAGCGTCGCGCCGTTGATCGGCAGGAAGTCGACGACCTGGCCATCGACCGTGACGCTGGTTGCGGTGAGCAGCCCGGTGCCGTTGACGGTGACGAGGTCACCGTCGCCCTTGCCCTCGGTGACGAAGCCGACGAGCGGCGCGGTGGCGCCGGCGCCCTGGTACGGGTTGGGGATCTCCTCGTAGGAGCCCTTGCCAGTGAGGGTGAAGCCGAGCACTTCGATCTCGCCGCCGGGACCGGTGTTCTGCCGGGTCTTGGCGACGGTCGCGAACCCGCGTCCGGCGTCCTTGGGGTTGGGCGCGCCGACGGCAGGCTTGTGGTACCACCGGTAGTCGATGACGGCGAGCTCGCCGACTGCGAGCGGGCGGGTGCGGTCGAGCAGCGCCTCAACCTCGGGCAGGTACAGACCCGTGGAGAGGTTGCGGTTCACCTGCACGTTGAACGAGTGACCGAAACCGCGGGCGGTGATGTCGCTGTTCGGGGCGCCGAGGTCGTCGTAGGTCTGCGCATCCTGCGAGGTCTCAGTGTCCGCGGGCTGGTAGCCGGACATGCGGCGGATCGGCTGCCAGGACGGCACGGCGTACGTCGCAAGGTTGAGGTCGATGCCGTACTCGAAGCTCTTGCCGAGCGTCGTGCCGGCGGGAAGGGGGAACAGGTTACTCATGTCGGATTGCCTCCGGGTTGTCGAGGATGAACTGGTAGTTGTCGGACCGCGTTTCGCGGCCCGTGTTGTCGGCCCCGAGGGGTCCGGTTGAGATGCGACGGGCGTCGCTGATCCCTCCCACCCGGGAGAGCTCGTGCAGCACGGTGAAGGCGACACTCGCGAGGTCGTCGGCGCCGGCCGGGTTGTACTTGCCGCCGCGGATCATGAGCTGCGCGCGGCGAGAGAGGATCGCGTCGTCGGTGTGGGCGTAGACGCGGACGGCGATGCCACGGTCGGGCGCTGGCTGGAGCGCGCCGTAGTAGATCCCGACGGTCGACTCGGGGTACTTCGGCGCCTTCGGATCGGGGTCGTACTTCCACCCGGGGACGCGGCCGAGGAGCGAACAGATGAGCCGGGTCAGGGTCGCGTCATCCACCGCCGAGCTGCTTCCTGACCGCGCGTGCCACGGCCTCGGCGACGTCGACCTCGAGCGCGGCGCTCTCGAGGTACTTCGCCTGGCCGCCGTTGGGGTGGTTGAGGTCGGTCTTCTCGTGGACGAGCGCAGCGTGTGGCGCGGTGAACTTCACGGTGACGTCGAGGTCGTCGGTGACGACGCGGCCCGACTTCCGGAGATCTCCGTCGTCGACGGGCACCCGGTCGCGCGCCTCTTTCAGGACCTCTCGACCGCCGGCGCGGAGGCCGGTGACAGAACCCTGCTCGACGACGGTCTTGATGCGGCCGTGCATCTTCACGGTGGCCTCCTCACTCGAGGGACAGGACGAGCTGATCGCTCAGCGGTGGGCCGTTCTCCTGGCGGGAGACGACAAGGACGGTGGCGGTGCGCTCGTAGGGCTTGCCTGGCCACACGGTGATCTCGGAGCCGAGCGGCGCGACGGTGTCGATGGGGACGGTGACGCTGCCGGACGACGTGACCTCACGGCCGTCGGCGGTGCGAACGAGGCGGTGGGTGTCGTCGACTTCGGCGAGCACCGACTCGTTGGGCTCGCCCAGGTAGGGGCCGTGGGCTGCGCCTTCGATGAGGGGGCGGATGGTGACTCGGTGCGGCCACCAGAACGGGTCCGCCCAGCTCACGAGTACTCGCCCTCGGGCCAGAGGTTGTTGAGCGGCCGCGCCTTCGGGAATGAGCCGACGGGAGCCTGCGCAGCTGCGGGGGCACAACTGCCGCAGAGGAACCGGAGGCCGGAGATGTCCTCGCTGGTGAAGGCGGACTTGATCTCGCGGTAGCTGATGGTGGTGCCGTTGCGTCCCTGTGAGGCGACCGCTCCGGTGCCGGCGGCCTGGGCACGAGCGGCCACGGCACGGAGGATCGCGCGTGCGTCCTTCCAGAGCTCAGAATCGACTCCGAAGGACGGGAGGCAGGGGGCGACTTCTCGGGCGCGGAGGAGCACTCGACGAGCGGTGTCCTCGTCGACGGGTTTCAGGTCGTCGGGTGTGACTCCACCTGCGCTGAGGATGACGGGCATGCGGTGTCCCTTCGGTCGGGAGGGCGCGTCGGTGTGCGCCGCTGTGAGCGCCTGTGCCGCTCGATGGGGTGGTTGCCCGGTTGCGCCGAGTTATCGCGCGGACGAGGCGCGTGGCGTTGACGGCGGGCAGGTTGGAGCGACCGACCCCCGGACGCTTTCGGCCTCCGGGGGTCGGTCGTTGTTCAGCCGGCGCTACGCCTTCGCGGCGGCGGCAGCGTCGGCCTTGGCCTTCGCAGCAGCCGCGTCAGCCTTCGCCTTCGCGTCGGCGTCAGCCTTCGCCTTGGCGGCAGCGGCAGCGGCGGCGTCGGCCTTGGCCTTCGCTTCCGCTTCTGCCTGCGCCTCGGCCGCGGCGTCGGCGGCGCGCTGCGCCTCGAGCTGCTCGAGTTCCTCGACGGTCACGATCTCGACGTCGACCACGAGGCCGGCGTCGCGCACCTGCTCGAGCGACTTCTCGTCGAACGCGTCGACGGGAGCGACTGCGCCCTTGTACAGGTAGCGGAGGTCGTTCGCCTTGGTCTTGATGACGGCCGCGGGGGCGGTCACCTTGATGCCGGCGCTCACAGGCCGAGCCCGGTGTTCTTGAGCTTGACGCCGGCGAGGGGCTCGGTGACGACGGGCACGGTCACGCGGCGAGCGCGGAGCGTGTAGGCGTCGACCTTGTCCTCGCGGATCGTCTTGGACTCGATGCCGAAGCCTCCCGCGGAGACGTAGCCGGGACCGCCGAGCGCCTCGTCGGCCATGCCGCCGAGCGCAGTGCGGTCGACGAGCAGCGGGTCGGCGCCCTGGAAGTGCGGCGTGGTGACCCACGTCAGGCCGAGCGCGTTGACAGGCAGGTTGCCCGCGATCGCCGTCTCGCCGTCCTCGCGCGGCAGCGCCTTGTCGTCGATGAGCATGCCGATGAGCTCGGCGTACTGCTCGACGCGGAGCACGACGGTGTCGAGCTCGAGGCCGGTCGCGAGCTCGCTGCGCTCGCCCTGGATCGAGATGATCGCACGGACCGCCTGGCCGGCCTTCTCCCACGGGTTCACCGAGACGAACTCGGAGGTGACGCGCGAGGAGATGACGGCCATCGCGACGGAGTCGACGTGACGGATCACCGTGTTCGCCAGCCGCTGGATGCCGCGGTTGACGTGCTGGATGCCCTGGCGGGCGATCTTCTCGTCGGTGATTCCGGTGTCGAGTCCCCACTTGACGGTACGGACCGAGACGGCCTCGCCGTCGTCGAGGCGAACGAGCGGGTACTCACCGTTGGGCGAGATCGCTCCGACCTCGTCGCCGGCGAAGATGTCCTCGTTGCCGGTCTCGTAGAAGACCCCGCCGCCCGTCGCGTCGTAGCGGCCGGTCAGCAGGAAGTCGGCGATGAAGCCCATCTCCGTGAGGTCGGCCACGCGCTGCGCGATCAGTGTCGGGTTGGACAGGAGCAGGTGAATCTGCTCCTTGGTGAGCGTCCCCTCGGGGACCGCCACCGGGTACGTGTAGCCCATGAGCTACCCCTCTCAGGTGAAGATGACGTCGATGACGTCGTTGTCTGCGGACGAACGGGTGACCGCGAGGCCGAGGCCCGAGCCCGCCACGGAGGCGACCTTGACCTTGCCGCCCGCGGCGGCGGCGACGGTGTCGCCCGGGGCGATCGCCCCAGACGCGACGAGCGGGTGGATGCCGGCGGCACGGGTGAAGACGGTGACGCGGTCGCCGGTCTTCTTGTCCTGAGCTGCGACGCCGAGCACCTTCAGCGAGTCGGCGACGGCGGGACGCACCGAGTACTCGTCGACGATCTCGACGAGCCGGCCGCCGGTGACGTCGGTGGCGACGGTCACCGGCACCTGGTGGCCGGGGTTGAACTTGGGGATGAAGTCGGACATGGTCAGGCCCCCTTCGTGGGCTTGGCCCAGCCGGCGAGCGCCAGCAGGCGGGAGTTGTCGGTCACTTCGTCGGCCTCGACGTGGCCGAGCTCGGCGACCGGGATGGTGCCCTTCGGGAAGAGCGCGATCGTCGCGACCGCGCGCTCCTCGTTCTCCTTGAGGGAGGCGAGGAAGTGGGCGCGGGACGAGGGCGCGATGCGTCCCTCGCCGATCGCCGTGCGGACGATGCCCTCGTGGCGGGTGGCGGTCGCGTCGGCGTGGGCCTGCGCGCCGAGGGCGGCGTTCCGCTGCAGCTCGGCGAACGCGCCTGCCTCGACGACGACCGCTCCGTCGGGCGTGGTTGCCGGTGCGGGGGCGGGAGCCGGCGCCGGGCCGACCGCGGGTGCGGCGGGCTCGGCGGGGGTGGCGGGGGTTGCGGGGGTTGCGGGGTCGGTCGGCTCGGCGCGCTCGTCGAGCGCCTCGTCGACCGCGGCGAGGATCTCGTCGTCGGTTGCCTCGGCGCGCACGCCGAGCCGCTGGACGAGGCCCGCCTTGATGGTGTCGCTCATCGTGAGCGCCTCCTTCGTGTTGGGGTCACCCGGCTCGGACGAGTCCGGGAGCTTGTTGGGAGACGACGCCTGCGGGCGTGCGCCTCGGTTCCGCGCGAACGCGGAGAGGTCGAACCGTGCACGGGCAGCCGGGGCGTCGCCGGTCCCCTCGATGCGATCGGCGAGCCCGGATGCGACCGCTTCCTCGGCGGTCAGGAACCGGTCCTTGGGCATCTCCGCGAGCCAGTACTCGACGGTCTGGCCGGACTTCTCGGCGTAGATCGACGCGATGTTCCGGTCGAGTCGCTCGAGGTCCTCTGCGGCCAGGCGCATCACCTCGGCATCGCCAGACGCGTAGCCCCACGCGTTGTGGATCATCAGCTCGGAGTTGCGTGACATCACCAGCTCGTCGCAGCCCGAGGCGATCGTCCCCGCGATCGAGGCGGCGATTCCCTCGACCACCGCGACGAGTCGCGCCGGGTGCTTGCGGAGGGTGTTGAGGATGGCCATGCCGTCCCACACCTCGCCGCCCGGGGAGTTGATCAGCAGCCGGATCTCCGTCGTGCCCTCGGGGAGCGCGTCGACGGCCGCGGCAAACTCCTTCGCCGATACGCCCCACTCGCCCCCGTAGGAATCGATGGGGTCGTAGAGCCGGAGCGTGACCGTGCCGTTGCCGATGTCGACGCCCTGGGGAATCGAGGCGAGCACGGGGGTGCGCGGTCCGGTACGCGAGGTGCGGAACGGGTTCATGCGGCCTCCTCCAGAGGGGTGTTGGGAGCCGGTGCCGGCTCGGGTTCGTCGGGCTCCTCGACGAGGTCTGCGCCGGCGCGTCGCACGAGCGCTCGGAACTCTCGGCGGGTGAGGCCGACGCCGACGGCGAGGTACGCCTTCTGGGCGACCTCGGCCGCAGCCCTCGCCGTCTCCGCGTCGGTCATCGTGTCCGTGTCGGTCCCGCTGGCTGAGCGCTGCGATGCGGGTGCAGCGTCGGAGTCGACGTCGGGCGCGTTGGTGGCGCGCGTCGTGCTCATGAGCGGGAGCCGCAGCGTCTCGCGGAGGTACCGCTCGAGATCGACGTCGGGGGTCAGCGCCCCGCACTCGACGAGAGCGCGAATGGCTTCGGCCGTGACCGGGGAGTCGGCGCCGATCTTCGATGCGACGATCCGCGGAGCCGGAACATCGGGCCCGAAGTTCAGGTCGACGAGGTCCTCGATGACGTGCTGCTGGACGACGTCGAGTAGCTGCTGCACGGTCGCCGTGAGGGATCGCGTGAAGAACCCTTCGAGGGTGTCGCCGAGGGCGTAGGAGCCGGTCGAGTCGTCGCCGCCCAGGTTGAGGAAGTGGGCGAGCACCGCGCGAGCGATCTGCTCGTCGTAGTACTTGATCGGCTTGTCGGTTTCGGGCAGCTTCCCCGTGACGCCGAGCAGCTGCAGGAGGGCGCTGTGCGGGATCGATGCGCCGGCATCCATCCCGGCTCGGAACTGCTTCGCGATCTCGAGGCCGGATTCCTTCTCGGACGCCAGCCATTTGTCGCGAGCTGCCTGGTCGTTGGCGACGGAGTCGGGCATCTCGGCGCCGGTGTAGACAGGGACGCCGAGGCCGTTGCGTTCGATCGTCATCGCCTGGGCGCGCAGCACCCGGTCCTTCAGCAGCCACACCTTGTACGCCTGGCGCAGCAGCGAGGTGCCGATCCAGTTCGCGCCCTCGCGCTGGTTGACGAACACGACGAGCCGGTCGATCGGGATCGTCACCGAGCCGCGCTGGCCGGTGATCGTGCCGTGCTGCACGATCGCGTCGAGTCCGCCGTCGGGTGCGACCTTGAACTCTGCGATCGTGCGCGGCGGCCGCCACGCCAACTTGTGCAGCCACAGCTTGTCGCCGATCGGTTCGTATACCTGCTCGAACACGGAGTGGCCGTAAACGAGGGAGAGTAGCGCGAGGCGCAGGAACTCGATCCAGGAGAACCGGCCGCGCGTGCGCAGCCGACCGACGGGGGGCTTTCCCTTGACCTGGAGCCCGAGGTTCTGGGCGATGAACGCGGCGACCTCGTCGCTCGAGTCGGCCTGGTCGATCGAGTACTGCGCCGACAGGATCGGGAGCGTCACGGCGCTGAGGACGGATCCGACCTGGGGGTCCTCGCGCCGCATCCGGTCGACGACCTCGATGAGCTTCGGCCAGACGAGATCCTTGTTGGTCTCGTGCACCTGTGCGGCAAGGGTGGACCACGACGAGATCGCCGAGGTCTGGTAGCCAATCTCAGCCACGCGGGGCCTCCGTTCAGAAGTTCACCGTCGCGAGGCTCACCTCGGCGGTGCGGTCGGAATCGCCCTCTCGGGCGAGCACTCCGGCCTTGGGCGGTGGGGAGAAGATCGGTGCGGGCGGTGGCGGCGAGAGGACCTCGAGTCCGTAGAGGGCTTCGGTCATCGCGACCAGGCCGGCGATGTCGACGGGCTGCGACTTGTGCCGCGACCAGGCGAGGTTCTCGGCGTACTGGGTGACGACGCCGCCCTCGATCGCGAGGTCGACGGGTGGCTGCTCGATGACGACGAGGCTGCGATCGCGGACGCGATCGCGCATGCGCCCCGTGGCGGCAGCGAACGCGCCGCCGTCGATGGCGTGGACGTGGAGCCCGAGAACCTTTAGCGGGTCGGCGAACTCCATCGCCGGCGTGCCCCGCCCCTGCAGGACGACTTCCTTCCACCCGGACTTCGCTGCGAGGTCTGCGAGGTAGTCGGGGACCCAGAGCATGCCGGCGCGTCGGACGCGGACGGTCGTGAACGGGCGTCCGTCGGCGGTCATCACCGCGGCGGCGATCCAGCTCATCGACCGGTCGGCCGAGGTGTCGACGGCCCACACGGTGCGGGCTCCGCGCGGGATCTGGATGTCAGCGATGCGGGCTTGCCGCGGCCGCCATTCCTTCGGGGCGATGAACGAGTGGACTTTGGACGTGACCCACTGGCAGAGGACCTCGGTGCGGTAGCTCGCCTCGAGCATGTCGCGCGAGTCCTGGAGGCACATCTCGACGGTGATCTCGCCGTGCCCGATGCTGGGGTTCGCCTGCAGGATCGCGTCGACGTCGTCGAGTGCGCAGCCGTCAGGGGCCGACCATTCGAACAGTGCCGACGTCGACGCGGCGATCTCGCCGTTGGCGTATGCCTCGAGCTCGTCGAGCCCGCGGGACAGCCACTCCTCGATCTCGGCGAGCAGGTTGGCGCGCAGCTTGCGGAGCACGACCGAGCGCACGTCGCCGGCGTTCGAGATCCCCCACAGCTGCGAGTTGAAGATGGCCTTGGTGGTCTGCGCCACGGAGTCCCAGGCGTCGAACGTCTGCTGCTCGCGCATCTCGTCCATCAGCACGCGAGCTGCGGCCTTGCCGCGGCCGCCCTTTCGGGACGCGGCGCGGACCTCGTAGTGGGCGCCGCTGCGGAGGTAGATCCCGGGCTGGCCGTTCTTGCGTTGGACCTTCTGCACCAGCCCGGCGAGCTGGGGCACGTGGCTGTCGTTCTCGACGTCGCACCAGCGGCCGGTGAGGTTCCACACGTCCTGCGCGGTGTCGAGGTTCTGCGCGGTGCCGAGCACCTTGAAGCGGAACGGCGGGAGCCGATCCTCGAAACGATCGGAGTCGACGAACAGCCACCAGGCGGCGAGCACCGCGGCGAGCAAGCTCTTCCCGTTCTGACGCGCGACGAGCACGATGACGCGTCGGAACCGAAAGGTGCCGTCGACGTTCAGCTCGAGCGCGTGGATCAGCAGCCACCTCTGCCACGGGTAGAGTGCGATCCCGAGGAACAAGCGGGCGAACTCGATGACCTCGAAGCCGAGCGACGTCTCCTCGGTCAGCGGCCGCAGCGGCCGCGTCCACAGCCGCGGCTCCTCCATGCCGACGAGGCCGGTGAAGTCAGACTCCCCCGCCTCCACGTCGGCGGTTCTTGAAGTCACCGAGGTCAACGGGACCCCCCTTCGTGGCATCCGTCTCGGCCGGCGCATCCGGCGTCGGGACGGACGCCTGCAGAGCAGCTCGCGCGGCCGGCGTTGCGCCGAGCTCGCGCAGCCCGTTCCACAGGTGCGGCAGCAGGTAGAGCGCCTTCGTCGCCTCGAGCGAGGTGCCGTTCGCGACGGCATGGTCGATCTGTCGGGCGACCTGCCGGCAGGATGCGACGAGGGCTTCGTCGGCATCGACTAGCTCGAGCGCCTGCAGAGACTTCTCGAGCGCGTCGGTGATGGCGTTCTTGATGCGGGTCGGTTCGCCGATCAGTCGTCGACGGTCCTCGGCGATCTTCTGCACGCGGTCGAACGCGGCGACGTCGCCCGCGAGGGCCTTCGGCCAGTAGACGCGGTGCAGCGTCTCGAGCCGTTCGAGGTCGACGATGCGGGACGCGGTCTGGTCGAGCGCGATCGTGGACGCGTCGATCGCCTTCTGCACGACGCGCTGCGCCGCGGCCGCGGTCTTCACGCCGACCTTCGGTGCGATCTCCTCGTACGTCGCGCCGGCCTTGAACAGGGTGAGCGCGATGCGCTGCGACTCCCGCTCAGACATGCGCGGCCGCGGTGAAGTCGACGGGCGTGCCGTCGCGGATCGGCACGACGCCGGTGTGCTCCTGGAAGCGGCGACAGATTACGTCCGCGTAGGCGGTGTCGAGCTCGACGAGGAACGCCTTGCGACCGAGCCGGTGCGCAGCGATCAGCGTCGAACCGGATCCGCCGAAGCCGTCAGCGACCCACGCGCCCGGAGCGCACGAGTTCACGAGCATCGCCTCGACGAGCTCGACGGGCTTCATCGTCGGGTGCTCAGCAGACCGCGACGGACGGCGCACATCGAACACCGTCGACGTGCGGTTATCTCCATGCCAGCGCGGACCGCCTCGGCCGAGGCGACCCTCGCCGCCGGCAGTGAAGCCGTAGGCGATGGGGTCGTGATCGCGGTCGACCTCACCGGCAAGGATGGGCTCCGACTGGTAGTGGTAGTCGGCGCGCGAGAGGACGAACCGGTCCTTCACCCACATCAGCGTCTGCCGGTAGCGGATGCCGAGCTGCTCCATCGCGGTCTGCAGCGGCACCCGCAGCACGTCGGCATGAGCGACGTAGACCGGAGCGCCCGGGCGGGCAAGCTGTGCGGCCACCTCGAGGAACGCGATCGACACGGCGATCGCCGCATCCGGCCCGTCGTTCTGGATCGTCATGCCGGTGCCGCCGACATAGTCCACGCCGTACGGCGGGTCCGTCCAGACACAGTCCCACAGCACGCCCTCGGGCATCGCCGCGCGCACCGCTTCGAGGTCGCCCGACGACCCGACGAGCAGCCGATGCGGACCGAGCATCCACACGTCGCCGGCGCGCGAGATAGTCGCCGCAGCATCCGGCAGCGACGGCACGTCGTCAGCGTCGGTCAGCGAGACGGGCGTCGACAGCTCAGCGAGCAGCGCGTCGAGGTCCGACGCGACGTAGCCGGTGCCGTCGAGATCTCCGGCGGCCGCCATCGCCGCGGCCAGGTCGATGTCGTCATAGGCGCCGAGGTCGGCAAGCCTGTTGTCGGCAAGCACGATCCGGTGCGCGGCCGCGTCGTCGACGTCGACGGTCGTCGCCTGCACCGTCGCCCATCCGAGCGAGCAAGCCGCGAGGTAGGTGTGGTTGCCGGCGAGGATCTCGTTCGGGCGTCCGGTGTGGGTCCCGACGTTCACGACGATGGGTCGGTACTGCCCGTGGGTCGCGAGCGACTCGGCGATCGCGCGCACGTCGCCGCGGCGCGGGTTGCGGTGGAACACCTGCAGCTCGGCGACGTCGAACGCGGCGACCTCGAGGCGAGCAGCGGTCGAATCGGCCATCGAATGCCTCCTGCCTGCGCGTGCGCGCGATGGGGGTGCCCGAAAAGCTCGGGGAGAGAGGAAGGCGCCCCCGGAGCGTCTTCCCCCCACGGCCCGGACGCTGGATGTTTGGAGGGGGTGGGGTGGCGGCGGTGGTCAGTCGCGATCGCGTTCACTCGCTGGGCCTCGACGGCGGTCTGTGGCCGGTGCAACACTCGGTGCACACCGATACGAGGGGGAATTCCGAATGACGAAGTACTTGCTGACCTACGACCTGTCGAAGCCCGGTCGGAACTATGACGACTTGATCGAGCACCTTGAGACGACGTACGGCTCGGAGGGGCACATATTGGGCAGCGTGTGGCTGATCGAGACCACCGAATCGTCTGTTGCTGTCCGCGATGCGGCCAAGGCGTACCTGGATGCCAACGACAAGATGCTCGTCATTGGGGTTTCGTCGACCGCGTGGGCGACTCGCAACCTGACTTCAGCATCCGATTGGCTGAACAGCTGATCACCACCAGTCGGGCATCTGTTCGCCGAGGTCGGGGGCGGGTGCACTGTTGCCTCGCTGTTGGTTGCAGAGCGTGTGCGAGTGGCGGAAGTTGTCGGGGTCTGACTGCAGCTCGGGGTGCTCGGAGACGGTGAGGTAGTGGTCGAGGTTGTGGGAGTCGGGCGTGGTGCCCTGCGCGGCGATGTAGTCGATGGGCTGCTTGCAGAGCCAGCAGTTCGCTTCAGGGTCGCCGACGGCATCGAGTGCTCGACCTTCCTCGAAGAAGGCGAGGCGGAGCTCGTTGTGGCGGCGGGACTCGACGCGTTGACCGGCCATCGGGTGCGCCTCCTGGTGGTTGGGCAGGGCGCAGTTTGCGCGGTTGCCGAGGTCAGAGCTGATCGCGCGCGATGTAAGAGGTTGCCTA